CTCTTGCGGCTATGACGGCTGGAACGCTTCCCAGCCGGTGCAGCGCCTGCGCGCCGCGAACGTGAACATGGAGCAGTTCATCCAGGGCCCCAAGTCCTACCACCCGGCCATGCAGGCGCTGGAGGTGGCGTATCTGAACGGAAAGCTCGCCCACGGCAACGACCCGGTGCTGAACTGGAACGCCTCGAACATCGTGGCGCGCGAGGACGCCAACTTGAACAAGGCCCCGGACAAGAAGCGCGCGGCCGAGAAGATCGATGACATGTGCGCGCTGCTGATGGGCGTCGGCCGGGCCACGTCCGCCGCGCCCGAGCGCCAGCCGGAATACCAGATGTTCTTCGCCGGCTGAGAGCCGGCCAACCGGAGACCACCATGAAGCTCGAACGAGCCTACTCGACGCTGGAGATCAAGGAAGTCGGCGGCGCCGGCAACGAGCGCACCTTCACCGGCATCGCATCCACGGCCACGCCGGACAGGATGGGCGACATCGTCGAGCCCAAGGGCGCGCAGTTCAAGCTGCCGCTGCCGCTGCTGTGGCAGCACGACTCCGGCCAGCCGATCGGGTGGGTCACGTCCGCGACGGTGAAGAGCGACGCGATCGAGATCGTCGCCAAGGTGGCCGACATGCCGGAGGAAGGCACGCTGCGCGCGCGCCTCGAGGAGGCCTGGCAGTCGATCACCAGCAAGCTGGTGCGCGGCCTGTCCATCGGGTTCCGGCCGCTGGAGTCCTCCGACATCGAGGGCTCGCGCTGGGCCCAGCGCTTCATCAAGTGGGAGTGGCTGGAGCTGTCCGCCGTGACGATCCCGGCCAACGTGGAAGCCACCATCGTTTCCGTCAAGTCGTTCGACAAGGCAACGCGGGCCGCGCTCGGCCTCACGCGCTCGCCGGTCGTGCACTTGCCACCACCCCCCGGCGCTTCGGGGACCAAGAGCGGGCGCCGTCCTGGCGTCGTGTACCTCAATCCCTGAAGAGGAAATCATGCAACGTCGATCCCTGACCTGGGGCTTCATGGCCCTCCTGGTGCTCGCCTGTGGCGCAGCTTTCGCCGGTCATCCGGTAACCAGCTACCTGTCGCCGGACGTGCTCGCGGCGCTGGGAGCGCTCGGCGGCGGCTTGCCGTTCATGCTGGGCGAGACCCGCACGATCGGCGAGCAGATCACTGCCTTCGAAGCCACGCGGCAGACGAAGCACACCGAGCTCAGCGAGATCATGTCGAAGGCCTCGGAGGAGGGCCGTACCCTCGACAAGGACGAGGAGGATCGCTACGACACCCTGAAGGGCGAAGTGGAATCGATCGACAAGCATCTCGGGCGACTGCGCGACGCGGAGAAGCTGAACCTCACCAAGGCCAAGCCCGTCGACGGTAGCAGCACGGACGACGCAGCCGGTTCGCGCGATCCCCACCGCCTCCCGGTGCAGGCCAAGCACTCGGAGAAGCTGGAGCCCGGCATTGAGTTCGCGCGGTACGCCATGTGCCTGCTCGCCGCCAAGGGGAACACGTCCGAAGCCGCGAGGCTGGCACAGGGACAGTACCCGCAGATGGAGAGGATCAACCGCGTCCTGAAGATGCAGGCTGACCACCGAGCGTTGGGCATGGAAGTGCTCCTGAAGGCTGCGGTGGAAGCCGGCACCACCATGGACGCCACCTTCGCGGCGCCCCTCGTCGACTACCAGAACTTCGCGGGCGACTTCGTTGAGTTCCTGCGGCCGCGCACGATCATCGGCCAGTTCGGCCAAGGCAACGTACCGGGTCTCAGCCGCGTGCCGTTCATGGTACGAATCGGCGGCCAGACCTCCGGCGGCAACGCCGCGTGGGTGGGAGAGGGCGCGCCGAAGCCGCTGACTGGCTTCGACTTCAACGCGACGACGCTCGCGTGGGCCAAGGTGGCCGCCATCTCGGTGCTGACGAACGAGCTGATCCGCTTCTCCAACCCGTCGGCGGAGCGACTGGTGCGCAACGCTCTGGCGGACGCTGTGATCGCACGCATCGACACGGACTTCGTTGATCCGGCGAAGGCCGCGGGCGCGAACGTGTCGCCTGCCTCCATCACGAATGGGGCAACAGCGGTGGCCTCTGGCGGCGGCACCGACGCGGACGCGATCCGCGCGGATCTGCAGGCACTGTGGGCACCGTTTATCGCCGCGCGGAACCCGCCGCGCAGTGCCGTGTACCTGATGGACTCCACCACGGCGCTGGCCATCTCGCTGATGCGCAACCCGCTGGGACAGACCGAGTTCCCAGGCCTCACCATGAACGGCGGGACCTTCAACGGCGTGCCGGCGATCGTGTCCGACTACGTGCCGGCGGGCGTCGTGGCGCTGGTGAACGCCAACGACATCTGGCTGGCGGACGACGGCCAGGTGACCATCGACGCGAGCACCGAGGCTTCGCTGCAGATGGCCGACAACCCCACGAACGCTAGCGTGACGGCCACCGCGGCAGCGCTGGTGTCCATGTGGCAGACCAACAGTACCGCCTTCAGGGCGGAGCGCTACATCAACTGGGCGCGCCGCCGCGCCTCGGGTGTGGCATACCTGACCGGCGTCCTGTGGGGTACCACGCCCCCGGCCGGCCCGTAACCAGGACTCGCCTGGTTAAAGCGGCCCCACCCGGGGCCGTTTTTGCAAGGCTGACCGAAAGGAAGAACCATGGCACGCGTACAGGCAACAGTGATCGGCAAGCCGTATCGGCATGCCAAGGTGGGCGACACCGTCGAACTCAGTGCTCGCGACGCAGACCTCCTGCAGCGCCTGGGCAGGGTGAGCGTCGCTGGCGGCACGTACGCCCGGCGCGACATGACTGCGCAGGCGCCCGCGACGCTGGTCATCCTCGACGACCAGCGCGTCGACCTGACGAAGCTGGAGAAGGTGGAGCTGCGCGAACTGGCCAAGAGCCTGGGCGTGAAGGTCCACCATGCAGCCGGCGAGGACAAGCTGCGCCAGGCCATCGTTGAAGCGCAGAAGGCAGCCGGGTAATGAAATTCGGCCTCGCCCGGATCGCTACAGCGGTCGCGAAGTTCGTCGGCGGCCTGCGGGCCATCGACGGTCGCGGCAACGGCGGCTGGTGGCCGATCATCCGGGAACCGTACTCCGGGGCCTGGCAGAACAACGACCCCCTGACGGTCGACGAGGAGCTGGAGAGCCACGCGGTCTATGCATGCATCACGCGGATCTCCAACGCGATCGGCAAGCTCGCGGTCAACCTCTGCGCGGTGGACGACAACGGGATCTGGAGCCCCACGGCGAGTGCGGCCTTCTCGCCGGTGCTCAGGCGCCCGAACCGCTTCCAGAACCACATCCAGTTCAAGCAGTACTGGATCGTGTCGAAGCTGGCGCGCGGCAACGCCTACATTCTGAAGGAGCGCGACGATCGGAACGTCGTAGTCAGGTGGTACCTGCTGGATCCGACCCTCGTGACCCCGCTGGTGGCGCCGGACGGAGCGGTGTTCTACCAGCTCAAAGCCGACAACCTGAGCGGCCTGCCAGAGGAGGTGGTGGTGCCGGCCAGCGAGATCATCCACGACCGGATGAACTGCCTGTTCCACCCGCTGGTGGGCATCTCTCCGCTGTACGCGGCCAGCCTGGCAGTCAATCAGGGCCTGAAGATCCAGCGCGATGCCGCTATTTTCTTCGCCAACGGGGCGAACCCCGGCGGCGTGCTGACGGCGCCCGGTGCCATCAGCGACGAGACCGCCAAGCGCCTGCAGGACAAGTGGAGCGCCAACTACACGGGCGAGAACGCCGGCAAGGTCGCTGTGATGGGTGACGGCCTTAAGTTCGAGCCGATGCGCATGACGTATGTCGACGCGCAGCTGGCCGATCAGCTGAAGATCTCCGCGGAGGTCGTGTGCTCCACCTTTGGGGTGCCGCCCTTCAAGATCGGACTGGGCACCATCCCGGCAGGCATGAAGGTTGGCGACCTGAACCAGATGTTCTACGAGGACGCGCTGCACTCCCTCATTGAGGAGATGGAGCTGTGCATGGACGAGGGCCTGGCGCTCCCCACGGGGTACCGCACGGAGCTCGATCTGGACAACCTGCTGCGCATGGACCAGGCCACGCTGGCCGACATCCTGGTGAAGCTGGTGGGCGGCGCGATCATGAAGCCGAACGACGCTCGCCGGCGCCTGAACCTGTCGCCCGTGACTGGCGGCGACGCCGTGTACCTGCAGCAGCAGAACTACAGCCTGGAGGCGCTGGCCAAGCGCGACGCGGGGAAGGACCCCTTCTCGAAGTCGGCACCGCCGCCGCCACCGGCACCAGCTCCTGACGATCCGCAGCCGGATCCCGCGGAGGAACCGGCGGCGAAGGAACTCGCGCTGGCGCTCCACAAGCGCCTGCAGCAGGAGGAATTGGTTTGTGTCGCGTGATGGCCGCGACGGCCGGCCTGGTCCGCCTGGTCTGCGGGGCGAGCCCGGGCTGGATGGACGAGACGGCGTCCCTGGTGAGAAGGGCGTCCGCGGGGATGAGGGACCGCAGGGACCGCAGGGCCCGCCGGGGCCGGCTGGCGCTGAGGGTCCGCCCGGCCCACCCGGTGACCCTGGACCGAAGGGTGAAGCGGGGGAGACCGGACCGGCCGGCCCCAGGGGACCCGAAGGCCCTATGGGTCCGCCGGGAAAGGACGGGCGAGACGCTCGGCGGCCGGTGTCGTGGCGCCTCGTGCCGGTGCGCAACGAGACCACCAACCTCATCGAGTACATCGACCTGGTGCCGCGCGAATGACGGCGAAGGAGTGACATGGCCAGCCTGATCTACAACAGCTTCTGGGACGACCTAGCGCGCGGCGCCGTCGACGCGGACACCGACACCTTCAAGTGCATGCTGGTCACCTCGGCGTACACCGAGGACAAGGACGCGCACACGAAGCGCAGCAACGTGACCAACGAGGTCGCAGCTGCCGGCGGCTACGTGGCGGGCGGCCAGGCGGTGACCGTGGGCGTCACGAAGGACAACGCGAACGACCGGGTGGAGATCAGTCTGGGCGGCTTCTCGATTCCGGCAGCGTCGATCACCGCTCGCAAGGCCGTCTACTACAAGAGCCGCGGCGGCGCGGCGAGCGCGGACGAACTGGTGGCGGTGATCGACTTCGGCGCCGACGTCACCAGCACGAACGGCACCTGGAGCCTCGCGGCCAGCACGATCCGCATCCAGAACTGAGTGGCGCTGTGGCTCAAGCGAACGACAGCATCCTGATCACGCCGGGCAGCGGCGCGGTCGTGGCGACCCACAATCCGGGGGACGGCAAGGAGTACCAGGTCGTCATGCTGGCCGACGATTCCGGCCACCTGATGCAGTCGCTGCCGACGTATTCGTTCTTCATCAAGGTGTCTGCCGGTGCTGCTGCGAAGGACCACTTCGACATCTTCAACGCCGCTGGCAGCGGCAAGCTGTTGGAAATGCGCGGCCTGTGGGCGACGCCGCAGATTTCAGGCACTGCGATCACGGGCACGATCTCGCCTGACTTCGACTTCCTTCGCACTAGTGCCGTCGGGTCAGGCGGCACGGCGATTCCGTACAAGGCCACGACGTTTCCAAATATGTCGCCGATGGATACCGCCAACGCTGCCTTGCCAGCGCAAGTCACGGCGCGTGCTGGTCCCACTGGCGGCGCGACGATTGCGGAGGCTTTGTTTACCTCGTACGTCACGCAGGAGGAATCGCAGGCTGGTGCCCAGCTTGGGCAGTGGTTCAACCTGTTCCCCGAAACCGCCATGGGGCAACGCTACGCCGCACGGGAGGGGCAAGGCTTCAAGCTGCGCCAGATCACGCTCGGTGTCGCGCAGAACTTCTCTTTCTTCGGCGTCTTCACGCTGGTCTAGGTTGTTCCCATGAGCTTGCTGCTGCTGTTTGCATCTGGCGACAGCGTCCCAGCCCAGGCGTCCGGCGCCGTGCTGGCGGCAGCGGCCACGCTCATCCCGGGCTCGGCCAGCGGATCCGCCGCGGCAATCGGTGCCGGCGTGCTGCAGGCCAGCGAGACGGTCCTACCTGGCGCGGCGACCGGCACCGGCGCGGCCGGGGGCCTCACCATGGGCGCGAGCCCGTCGCTCATAGCCGGCGCTGCGGGTGCCGGAGCGAGCCGCGCTGGCGTCACCCTGACGGGAACGGCAAGCTTCCAGCCCGGCCTGGCCGGCGTCAGTGCGACGGCCAATGGCCAGTTGCTGGTGGCCACTGGGTTCCTCGCAGTCGGTGCGGCCGCGGCGGCCGCGCAGCGCGCCGGAGCATCGTTGGCGGCGGCCGGAACGCTCACGGCCGGAACGGCCGCCGGCGGGGCGCTGGCGGGCGGCGTGGGCCTCGATCAGACCACCGGCATATCGCAAGGAGCTGCTGCCGGTGCTGGTGCTGCTGATGGGGCGCTGCTGGTGAGGGGCATGCAGTTCGCCCCTGGTGCTGCCGCTGGTGGTGCTGGTGCTGGCGCCCAGCGAATCGACGTGCTGCCGGTGCTGGAGGAGGGCGCCGCCGCCGCTGATGCTCAGGCGCCCGGTTACCTGCTGCTGGTGGAAACCTCTTTGGAGCCGGGCCACGCCGCGGGCGCCGATGCCGGGGGCGCCGTGGCTGCGGGAGCCCTGCTGCAGGCCGGTGCGGCACTCATTCCAGGCATCGCGAGCGGCACCTTCACTGCACCGCCGGAGATCGTCGTCTTCGGGGGCGGCGGTGGTTCGGGATGGCAGGTTCCGGTGCCGAGTGCGCTGTCCCGTCAGCTCGAGCAACAGCTCATCGACGAAGACGAATTGCTCATGGTCATGGCATCGCGAATCGCTGCCTCCGGGCTGCTCACAGGATTGGCGCATGGACAACATTGACATCATCGTCCGGGCGGTCAAGGACTACATCCAGCGCTGCATGACGCCGCTGGGCGAGCGGCTGAAGGTGCTGGAGGCGCGCGGCGCGCCGGCGCCGGGCGAGCGCGGCGAGAAGGGCGAGCCGGGCCCAGCCGGTAAGGACGGAGCCGCCGGTGCACCAGGTGCGCAGGGCGAGCGGGGCGAGCCAGGAGAACGCGGCGAAAAGGGCGAGCAAGGCGCACCCGGCGCCAGCGGCAAAGACGGAGCTCCCGGTGAGCCGGGGCCGCGGGGTGAAAAGGGCGACCGCGGCGAGCGTGGCGAAAAGGGCGAGCCTGGGGAGCCAGGAGCGCCCGGCGAGAAGGGAGCGGACGGCCTGAACGGCAAGGATGGCGCTCTTGGCGAGAAAGGCTTGGATGGCCGCGACGGCCTCGAGGGCCCGCCCGGTCGCGATGCCTTTCAGATCGAGGTGCTGGACGTCATCGACCCGCAGAAGCGCTACCCGCGCGGCACCTACGCGTACCACCGCGGCGGCACCGTCCGGGCGTTCAAGACCACGGAGCCGCTGGGCGAGGGCGACATGGAGCGCTTCGGCTGGCAGGTCATGGTCCGGGGGATCGACGCTGTGGAGATCGGGCAGGACGAAGCCGCCCCCGGCCTGATCTCGCTGGGCCTCCGGATGACCGACGGCACCCTCGTGCACAAGCAAATGCGCATGCCGGTGTTGATCTATCGCGGGATCTGGAAGGAAGAGGAGGTCTACCACTCGGGTGACGCAGCGACGTGGGCCGGGTCCCTGTGGATCGCGCAGGCGCAGGAGACCACGTCCAAGCCAGATGCCGGCGATGGCGGCTGGCGCCTGGCTGTGAAGCGCGGTCGCGACGGCCGCGACGGCAAGGATGGCACCCCTGGCGAGCGCGGTGCGCAGGGCGAGCGAGGCGTTCCCGGCCGCGACGGGAGGCACCAGGCATGACGATGCTCGTGACTCTCCAGCAGGCGAGCGACCACCTGAGGCGCGACACGACCGCTGATGACGCCGACCTGACGCTGAAGATCGAGGCGGCGTCGGCCATCGTGCTCGCGTACATAACCGAGTCTGCGTTCGTGCCAGATGAGGCCGGAGAGCCGACGGAAGAGGTCCGGCCGGAGGTGCAGAACGCGACGTTGATCATGGTCGGTTTCCTCTACAAGGACCGGGACGAGGATGCCGACGAGCAGTGGGAGCGCGGCTACCCGCCCAGGCTGGTGGCCAGCCTGCTGCAACACCTTCGCACCCCGGGGATGGCGTGAGCAAGTTCAACCGCGGCAAGCTGCGCCACCGCGTGGCGCTGGAGACCTTCCAGTCTGGGCAGGATCCCGATACGGGTGTCCTGACCGATGGCTGGCTGCAGCTGGCCACCGGCGTCTGGGCCGCCATCGAGCCTTTGAGCGGTCGCGAGTTCGTCGCTGCGCAGGCGCAGCAGGGAACGATCACCACGCGCATCACCATCGCCCAGCGGGACGACCTCAACCCGAAGATGCGCGTTCGCCACGGCGATGTGGTCTACGACGTGCACGCGGTGCTGCCGGACCCGGATTCCGGTCGCGAGTGGGTGACCCTTATGTGCAGCAGCGACGCCAGCACGCCCCCAGACAACCCCGGCCCGTGAGGGCCTGCACCACCACCAGGAGAGCACCATGCGAGTTCGCTTCAAGTTGCCGGATCCCCGGGCCGGCCAGGTAATCGCCATGACCGATTCGGCCGCGCGCGCCGCGATCAAGGAGGGCAGGGCACAGGAGGAGGTCGACCGCGAGCCCTCGAAGGTCCCCGCGATCAAGCGTGCTTCGAAGCCTGCGACCCGAAAGACTGCTGCGAAGAAGGCCCCTCCTGCACGGAAGGCTGCCGCGTCCAACGTCGGCGAAGGCAGCGCGGACTGAGTGAGGGGCAGGCTGTGAAGGTCGAAGTGAAGCTGCACGGCCTGGACGAGATCATGAAGACGCTGCGCGAACTGCCGGCAGAGCTCGCCAGCACGCGCGGCGGTCCAGTGCGGACAGCCCTGCGAAAGGCCGCGGTCGTGATCCAGAAGCAGGAGCTGGCCAACCTGCAGGCGGTGACGGCCACCGCGACGGCCGAGGAGCGCCTTTCCACCGGTTTCCTCGCGAAGAACGTGGTCGTCAGCCGCGGCAAGGCCCCGCGCGGCACGAAGGGCGAGCGGTTCCTCGTGCGCGTGCGCCGCAAGACCTACCCGGGCAGGCAAGGAGTCACGACCCTGCAGACCGCGCAGCTGCTGGAGTACGGCAGCAGCCAGCAGCCAGCGGAGCCGTGGATCCGGCCGGCTGTCCAGAGCCGCGGCCGCGAGGCCATCGAGACATTCGAGCGCGAGCTCGCCGGCGCTGTGGATCGCGCCGTGCGCAAGCTGGCCAAACAGAACGGGGTGAAGTGAAATGGCCCTGCTGCCGCCGGTCTTCCAGCTGCTGAAGGCTGCCGCGCCGGTCACCGCCCTCCTGGGCGCAACGCCTAAGGTCTACCGTCACGGCCAGGCGCCCCAGGGCACCCTAGCGCCCTACGTCGTGTGGCAATTGGTCGGAGCAGACCCTCAGAACAACCTGTCCGATGTGCCCAAGACCGATCACGACGCGCTCCAAGTGGATTGCTACCACACCACCGATGGGGGCGTCGAGCAGCTGGCTGAGGCCGTACGCAACGCGATCGAGCCCACGGCGCATTTGACCGGCATCGTCATCGACGAAAAGGAGCCGGCCACCGGCTTGTATCGCCTCGGTCTCCAGTTCGACTGGTGGCTCTCGCGCTGACGGAATCTGTTCCCCACCTCCAGCCGCCGCGGGCGGCTTTTTCATTCCTGAAAGGAAACGACCATGGCAGCCGGCGAAGTCAAAACCCAAGGCACGCACGTCTACTTCGTGAACCCCACCGGCCCCGCGCTGGTGAAGCTCACGTGCCCGACCGGGATCACCGGCATCGGGGGCGGCGACGTGGACCAGATCGAGGACACGTGCCTCGACGAAACCGAGGAGCACACCTTCATGGACGGCCTGGCGTCCCGCGACTCGCTGACCATCCCGTTCAACCTGGTGCCCAGCGACGCCTCGCACCAGCTGCTCTATTCCCTGAAGGACACCTCGCCGCGGCCACTGCTGCACTGGATGGTGCTCCTGAGCGAATCGGCCGATCCTCCGACGCTGGCCGGCAGCACCATGACGCCGCCAGCCACGCGCACGAGCTTCGCGTTCGACGGCGTGATCACGAACGTGGGTGTCGACATCGCCACGAACGAGATCGTGCGCGGCACGCTCACCGTGCAGCGCCGCAGCGCCATCGTGCCCACCTGGTTCGAGCCGGCCTGATTCCATGCCGCTGCACGAATCAGCGTACGTCAGCGAGGAGCTCTACGAGCGCTCGGTGCGGTTCCCGGACGGGAACGAATACAAGGTGCACTTTCGCGAGCCGGCTGGCCCGGAGATCGTGCAGTACTACCTGATGACCAAGTCGGACAACGACGAGGACCGGAAGGTGGCCGTCGCGAAGCTCCTGGTCGCCAGCGTCATGGAACCAGATGGCAAGCCGTCCATGACGTTCGAGCAGGCCAAGAAGTTGCGCCCGATGATGTCCAACGCCCTGCTGCAGGAGGTGATGCAGATCTCCGGCGCGGCCGGTGCTGCGCTAAAAAAGCCCTCGCCGTCAGGGGAACAGAGTGGTTCTGGCACGTCCTCGCCCTCGCCCTTGGCGGCCGTTCCGTCGCGGAGTGGAAGGCATCGATCAAGCAGTCCGAGTTCGATGCCTGGCTCGAGTTCTACCGCCGGTATCCCTTCGACGACTTCCATCGCTTCCACAGGCCGGCAGCCATGATCGCAGCGGCCGCTCACGGCGACGACAGGATCCAGCAGCGCCTGGACTTCCTGCAGCCAGATCGCTCTAGCGATGGCCTGTCGGACGCGGACATGACCACCATGCGGACCTTCGGCTACCTGCGAAAGGGCGGATGACATGCCAGCTGGCTCCATCGTCGTCGAACTGCTAGCAAAGACCGGCTCGTTCGAGACTGACGTCCAGCGCTCGACCAAGGCGGCCGAGAAGCGGATGAAGGACTTCGCCAATTCGGTGAAGGCGTCGTTCGCCGGAAACCTGCTTGCGGGCTTCGCCGAGGAGGCGATCTCCAAGATCACGGCGCTGCCGGGCCAGATCGTCCATGGGCTGGACGCCCTGAACGACGTCTCCGACGCCACCGGCGCCAGCATCGAGAAGATCTCGGCGCTCGAGGACACGGCGCTGCGCACCGGCAACTCGTTCGAATCGGTGAGCAGCGCGCTGGTGAAGTTCAACCAGGAGCTCAAGGACACCGACCCGAACAACAAGACCTCCGCGATCCTGCAGAAGATCGGTCTGAACGCCCAGCAGCTGCGGCAGATTGACCCGGCCGATGCGCTGCACCAGGTGGCGCGCGCGCTCGCGCAGTTCGCCGACGACGGCGACAAGGCCCGTGTGGTGCAGGAGCTGTTCGGCAAGTCGGTGCGCGAGGTGGCGCCGCTGCTGAAGGACCTGGCGGAACAGGAGCAGCTGCACGCCACCGTCACCACCGACGAGGCGAAGGCGGCGGAGGAGTTCAATAAGCAGCTCGCGCAGATGAACAAGAACTCGCTGGACCTGGCGCGCTCGATCGCCGGAGGCCTGCTGCCGGAGATCAATGCGCTGCTCAAGGCCTTCCGCGAGGGCGGGGCGGTCGGCGGGCTCATGGGCTTCGGCGATGTCAGCGAGCCCGGCAAGAAGCTCACCGAGATCAACGACAAGCTGATCACGCTGCGAAAGACCCGCGACGAGCTCGACCCGAAGAAGAGCACCACGAACAAGATCAACGACTTCCTCTTCGGCGACGTCGGCGACCTGGATCGCCAGATCTCCGCGCTGGAGAAGGAGCAGAAGTTCCTGAAGTCCCTGCAGCAGACGCAGGCGCTCGGCGTGGGCGGTGACGTTTCCGACGCGCTCTCGCGTCGCATGGGTAGCCGGGCGGGCATCGGTCCCATTCCAGACACCAAGAAGGGGCCGAAGGGCAAGGATCCGAACGCTGACTTCAATTCCTACCTGTCCAACCTGCAGCAGCAGCTGCAGAAGGTCAACGAGCTGACGGTCAGCGAGAAGCTGCTGGACGACATTCGCCGCGGCTCGCTGACGGTGACGCCCGCCCAGGAGAAGCAGCTCAAGACCCTCGCGGCCACCATTGACAAGGAAAAGGAAGCCACCGAGGCCCGCAAGCTTTCGCGCGACGCAGTAATCGACGAGGGCGCAGCGGTCAACAAGGCCAACGAGGCTTACCAGGATCGGTTGAAGGCTCTTCTCGATGCCGGCCCCATGGCGCAACTGGAGCGCCAGCGCCGCGACCTGCAGTTCCTCGCGGACCAGATCGGCAAGGAAGGCGGCATCACGGCGGAGCAGTTCAGCGACGCTGCCACCGGCATGCTGGGCCTGAACCAGGCTGCGCAGGAGGGCATCCCCATCTGGGAGGAGCTCGGGTCGGCCGGCCTGGATGCGCTGCACTCGCTGGCGCTGGGCGGCGAGGACGTCGACGAGGTCTTCAAGCGCCTGCTGCTGCGGGTGGCCGACCTCATCTTCCAGATCGGCGTCGTGGAGCCTGCGATGGAGCAGCTGCGCGCGTCCATGAAGGGAAGCGGCACCAGCGGCGGTGGCGGCCTGTTTCAGACGATCGCCGGGAGCATCCTGGCGGGGTTTGGTGGCGGCGGCGTCACCCCGCCGAACCCGTTCTATGGAGGGGCGCGGGCCGGGGGCGGGGACGTTCTGCCTGGCGTGGCCTACGACGTGGGCGAGCTTGGGCGCGAGCGGTTCATCCCCCGCACTGCCGGCACGGTCCTGCCGAACTCCGCCATCGAGGGCGGCGGCGAGCTCATGGTTGTGAATCAGACCAGCGGCCGCGTGGACCGCGCGGTGGAGCAGCGGATCTCGCCCAAGCAGAAAGCCCTGTTCCTGCAGGAGACGATCGAGGGCGTCGCGCTGGCCATCAGCAACCCCAGTTCGTCGGTGAATAAGTCCATCAAGCGCAACTTCAACGTGCGCCCGCACAGGTCCTGAGATGCCCACGCCTCGCATCCCGAGCGGCTTCAAGCCCCTGGCCAACCCGTACACCATCAGCGCACCTGATGGCGTGAGCGTGTCCGAGGTCGCTGGCGGCATGCCCCGGCCGGCCATGCACTGGTCGCGCGGCAAGCAGCAGATCCCCATGGGGATGGTCCAGACGGAGGCGGAGTTCTCCGTCTGGACGATCTGGTTCCAGCGCACGATCCGCAACGGCGCGATCCAGTTCCTGATGCCGCTGAACACCGGCATGGGCATGCAGGACCACCTGTGCATGATGCTTCCAGGCAGCTATTCAGCGGTGCCCGCGGCGGCCAGCAAGCTGTGGTCCGTGAGCTTCACGGTGGTGACGGAAAGCTCCGCCTACACCGCGATGACCGACGCCGAGGTGGAAACGCTGCTGGCCGTCTATGAGGCGACCCTGGAGGACGGGATCGACGTGGTGCTGGCGCGCATCGCCAAATTCGCCAGCGAGGACACCCTGGTGCTCGCATGAGCCTGGACCTCGAGCAGCAGCTGCTGGTCTTCTTCGCGTCGTCGCCGCAGACGAAATATCCGATCGAGGTGCTGGAGATCAGCCACTCGGCCATGACGAAGACCTACTACCTCTGGCGCGAGCCCTACGTGGGCACGGTCACGACGGAGGACGGCGTGCGCACGGTGCAACCCAGGAACTTCGAGGCGGAGCGCGCGGGCAGCGACGAGAACCTGGACCAGGTCTACAAGATCAAGCTGGACACCACAGACGTATCCGACGAGTTCAACGAGCAGCTCGATCGCATCCCGCTGAACACCACCGAGCGCATTCGCGTCGTGCTGCGCGAGTACCTGAGCGACGACCTGACCGACATGCAGACGCGCGCCGTGCTGCAGGCCGAGAACGTCGCCCACCAGCTCGGGGCGGCCACGATCACGGCGGTGTCGCCGCGCTTCAACTTGAACCGCACCGGCGAGATCTACGCGCCGCGGGACGTGCCGATGCTGCGGAATTTCCTGTAATGGCCGCTCCTGTGCTGGATGTCGCTGCCTACCAGGCGATGGTTTTTCCGTCGCCGCCGTGCTGGCAGCTGGTGACGCATGTTTACCGCAACGTCCTCGGAGAGGAACCGGACCAGGTGCAGACGGTCAGCGAGGCGATGCGGCTGGCCGCGCGCACCTACCGGCTGGAGCTGTTCAAGAGCCGCGACGGCATGGAGCAGCTCGCGCAGCCGCGAGACTTCGCCATCGTGCTGATGTGGCGCACCTCGAGCAAGCGCCAGCTGCACTGCGGGATCTACTACGGCGGCAAGGTGCTGCACGCGACGGAGTCGGCCACCCTGTACCAGGACATGGGAACGCTGCGCGACACCTATCCGCTCATGGAGTTCTGGGCGACGCCATGAAGACTGTTCGACTGCACTGCCACCCGCTCGAGGGGGATGCGCCGCAGGAGTACCAGGCCGACAGCATCGGCCGCTGGCTGATCGACCACTACGGTCCGACCCTTCCTCGCGACCGCCTGGTGCACGTGTACGCCGGAGAGCCGGCGCACGAGACCGAGGTGACCGGCGACATTGCGGCGCTGGTGCGCAACGACGCGCCGTTCTACACGGTGCTGGAGGCGCCGGGCGAGGGGTTCAGCCTCGTCTCCATGCTGGTAAGCATGGCAATCTCCACAGTGATCTCGGCCATCGCCCGGTCGATGTTCGCGCCAGAGAAGCCGCTGGACAACCGAACGCAGGAGTCGCCGAACAACGCCCTGACGTCACGCGAGAACCGGGTGCGGCCCCTAGAGCGCGTGGAGGACATCTTCGGCACGGTGCGCAGCTTTCCCTCGATGCTGATGCCCACCTACAACAAGTACGAGAACCACAGGAAGGTGGAGTACGGCCTGTATTGCGTGGGCCGCGGATATCACGACATCGACGACGTCCGCGAATCGGACACGCCGCTGTCTTCCATCGACGGGTCGAGTGCGAAGTTCTACCCGCCCTTCAACAGCCCGAACAGCGGCACGCACCAGCTGTTGATCGGCGCGGACATCATCGGCCCGGTGGTGAACGTCAACCGCAGCAGCTCCATCGAGGGGATCGTCCTGAAGGCGGGCAACCAGCTGCAGCTGACCTCGCCGAACGCATACTTCCTTCGCGGGCCAGGCCCGGAGACGATCGGCATCGTCACGATCCCCGCCTCCGCGGGCGACATCGTCTTCCAGAGCGACGATGTTCGAAACCCCAATTTCGCCGCCGTCGCCGAGGTCGGCCAGCAGCTCACATACGACACCGGCAACTTCGGCGTCACGCGAAACTTTACCGTCGGGGCAATCTCCGCGACGGCAGCGACGAAGACCTACGCGGCAGCGGGCACGCCGTTCCGCGGCCTGGTGAACGGATCCAGCATCGTCGTCTCGGGATTCATCGGTGCCGCCAACAACGGCACGAAGACGGTCGCCTCGCATACCGACGGCACCGTTACTGTCGTGGAAGCATTGGCGGATGAGGCCAGCAGCCCCAGCGATGTGACCATCTTCGGCTCCTGGCGCTTCGCTGGAACGCGAACCATCACGGTGGTCGGAAACGGCTACGTGGAACTGGCCGGCACTCCCGAGTTCTGGACCGTCCCGTGGGACAACCCGCCGGCGATGGCGGCGAGCGTGAACAACGACCTGGAGGACTGGACCGATTGGTTCACGCTGCCGGACACCGACCGCACCGAGGTCTGGACGAACGTGGTCGCCCGCCAGGGCATGTACCGAGATGACGGCGCCAAGTCGGACACCAGCGTCTCCTATGAGGTGCAGATCGAGCAGCTCGATGGAAGCCTGGCCCCGACCGGTACCGTCGAGACGATCAGCGGCACACTCTCCGGCGCCACCAGCAACGAGCGCGCGGAGACGCTGGAGCGCGTCACGGGCTGGACCGGGCCCGCTCGCGTGCGCGCGCGGCGCACTACGCCCTTCGACTACAGCTTCAGCGGCCTGGTGGTGGACGAGATCTCCTGGATGGACCTCTACGGCGTCTCCCCAGTCACCAAGCCGCACTTCGGCAACAAGACCATCGTCTACACGGTGACCCGGGCCACGCCGGGCGCGACGGCGCTGCGCCAGCGCGAGCTGAACTGCCTGGCCACGCGCAAGCTCCCCACCTTCAACGGCAGCACCTTCTCGGGCTCCTTCAATTCCGAGGGGGCGCTGGCCTCCGGCACGATTGCCGGCACCAGCCGGATCGTGGACATCCTGGCTGCCGTCACGGTCGACCCGAGGATCGGCGGCCGCCCGATCACGGACATCGACATGGGGCAGATCTGGGGCGTGCAGCAGGCGCTGGACGCCTGGCATGCCGAAGTCGGACAGTTCAACTACACCTTCGACAGCGACGGCATGTCCTATGAGGAGACGGTGCTGGCGATCGCCGACGCGGCCTTCTGCAAGCCCTATCGCCAGAACGGGCAGATCCGCCTGGCGCTGGATCGCCCCCAGTCCGCCGCCGTGGCGCTTTTCACGCATCGCAACAAGCAGCCCAGCGCCGAGACCATCACCCGCACCTTCGCCAGTGATTCCGACTACGACGGCGTGGAGCTGGTCTACATGGACCCGGACACGGAGGCGCAGGAGACCATCCGCCTCCCGCTGGACGGCAGCGCCACGAAATACAAGCGCGTGGAGGTCAGCGGCATCCGCAGCTATGCCCAGGCATGGTTCCGGGCGAACCGGGAATACCAGCGCCTGCGCTACCAGCGCAAGACGATCGAGACGGTGGTCACGGCCGACGCCCGGGCCCTGCTGCCGAATAGCCGGGTGAGCATCGTCGACAACACGCGCTTTCGCGCCTGGGACGGCGAGGTGCTCGGGCAGAGCGGCCTCGAGGTGACCCTGAGCCGCGACGTCGAGTTCGTGCCGGCGGCGCCCCATAGCATCGTGCTCACCAAGCGCGACGGCTCCGTGCAGAGCGTCGCAGTTACCGCCGGCGACGCCGCGAACAAGGTCCTGATGGCTGCGCCCCCGGCTGAAGCCCTGGTGACCGAGCCCACCCCGGAGGAGGGGATCCGCACCGCCTTCAGCTTCGCCTCGGACGCCGCCCACCAGGCGAAGGCCTGGCTCCTGCAGAAGATCACCCCCACCAGCGGCGGCTACTACCAAATGACCGCCATCAATTACGCCAGCGAGTACTACGACGCCGACGCCGCGGCGATCCCGGCGAGGGACACCGTCATCAACTGACCGAGCCAAGACACAGATTCCAGAAGCGCCCACCGGGGCGCTTTTTCATTTCCGAAGGGGAAGTCAATGCCCGCAGTGAACGTTCTCGATCTGAACAACGCGAAGACGGACGTCGACCACATTGCCGACTTCGCGAACTCGCCTGCGCTGACGGCGACCGACCGCCTGGGACACACCAAGCGCACGCTGGCGGGCATCGATGCCGATGCAGACGATCTGATGGACCAGATCGAGGTGGACGCTGCGACGCAGCGCTCGGCGATCCAGGCGGCAGCCGACGTGATCCTGGCGGCGGCCGGCTACGCAGTGCCGGTGCCCTATGCCGCCGGCATCAACCTGACGGTGCCGAACCAGACCGTCAGCTTTGGCGGCCAGACCTACGCGCCCAAGAGCGCCGATCTGCCGTTCACGACTTCGGGCACCTTCGAGACGGCGAAGTTCCGGCTGATCCAGGGCGTAGCCGGTGCGGACCTCCTGGCCGCCACCGGCGCGGCGCTGGTCGGCTTCCAGCAGCTGGGGGTGGGCGCAATCCTCGGCGACGTGATGCGAAAGCTCACGGACATCGTCGACATCTTCGACTTCATTCCCAAGAGTGAGCACGCGGCGATCCGCGCCGGCACGTCGGTCTACGACTGCTATGCGGACATCATGAAGGCGATCAACTCGCGCACGAACTGGAGCGGCATCTACATCTCCGGCCCGTCGATCTACTTCCCCGCCGGCCAGTACAACTGCAGCCAGGCGATCCAGCTGAAGAAGATGATCAAGTTCTGGGGCGCCGGCTCCGGAATGCCGGGCGCTCCGCAGGCGTCGATCAAGTTCTCTCCGGGCGTGAGCGGCTTCATCGTCCACCGGCACAACACGATGGACAACGGCACCGCGGCCTCGACGACTGCAGCCGATGGTTCGATCTTCGAGGGCATGCAGTTCGTCGGCCAGTGGAGCGCGACGCAGGATGCGATGGGCGGCCACGGCCTGTCGATGCGTGCTCGCGCGGTGGTTCGCCAGTGCATGTTCTCCGGGTTCAGCGGCGACGGCATCCATGTGCTGGCGACCTCCGGCGGCGGCGGCGCGGTCGAGGGCAACGCGAACGGCTGGTTCATCCAGGCCACCCGCTGCCAGAACAACGCAGGCTGGGGGTTCCAGGTTGCCGGCGCCGACTCCAACGCGGGCACGGCCATCGGCCTGGACTGCTCGCAGAACGGCAACGGCGGCATCTGGGACAACAGCTTCCTCGGCAACACCTACGTGCAGCCGCAGGTCGCCGGCGACGGCTCCGGCATCGCGGGCTACAACACCACGCGCGCGCGCTCCGGCCTCGTGTGGTACGGCGGCCAGCGGTACACCGCGCTGTACCCGGCCACCGACGCGCAGCTGGTGGCCACCACGCCCGGCACGGACGCCACGATCTGGGCTCCTGGCGCAGTGGTCGCCTTCGGCAACCCGACACATCCGCTGTGGGTCGCCGGGAGCGCCGTCGGCACCTACTTCGCGAGCAACAGCTACCGCTTTACCAACGTGAACAGCCGGGGCATGCTGATCAACCCCTACGAGGAGGGCGGCTACAGCAACGCGTACAGCACCGGGCCAACGCTGATCCTGGGCGGCGCGCTCTCCGGCCTGGTGGGCTTCTCGCGGATCCTGGGCGGCACGACCGGGCCGTCGACGCCGGGCCAGTTCGCGGCGGACAAGTTCCTGCTGACGACCAGCCTGAACATGCTGGACACCTCTGGTTCGTTCACGTGGGAGCTGTTCAAGCAGTCCACCACGACGCCAGGCCGGCGCGCCTCCTACTGGGCGAACGTCGAGCGCGACATCTTCACCCTGTACGACCGCGGGGTGACGGTCGCCAACGGATACCCCCGCGAGCTCTCGACCTCGCCGGGCGGCAACTCCGGAACGCTTGGCCTCGGCCCGCACTATTTCGGCTCCAAGTCGCAGATGAAATTCCGCGGTCTGTCGGCGGCAACGCCAGGCGCCGGGCTCACCGTGCTGCAGGGCGACACCTGGGACGCGCTCACGCCCGCGGCCGGCGGCAAGAAGGGGTGGATCTGCACCACCGCCGGCACCACCGGCAGCACTGCAGTCATTAAGCAATTCGGGGCGATCGACCCCTAAAGGAGCAGCTCATGGCGATCAAGGCAAAAGTGGAGACGGCGCACGGCGAGGAGCGCGAGCTCTATATCCGGCTGAACAACCTGGAGGCGAGCAACCACGGCGTCACCTCACGGGCGCTGTTCCGCGGGTTCGTGAGCGAGCAGGCCTTCAACGCGGGCAAGCAGTACCTGTGGGAGCACACGGTGGAGTTCACGCCGGACGTGAGCAAGCCGCTGTGGGAGCAGGCGTATCGCGCGCTGAAGGCGGTGCTGATGCAGGTCCCGCCGCCGGATGTGGAGCGAGATCCGGACGAGCCGGTGCCGGAGCGGGGTCCGATCATCGTTCCTGGCTCGAAGATCACCGACCTGATGAAGTAGGCAGGACGGGTCCGGTGGCCTGGTACGACAACGCGCAGACCTGGCTGACCGCGGCGGGGGGCCTTCTGGCTGCCGCAGCAGGCTGGGGCTTGAGAACGTGGAAGGGCTGGAGCGCCACGAGCACGCAAGTCGTCCAAGACAAGGTCGAGGCCGCCTGGTACGAGGACATGCTGAACTCGCAGAAGGTGGACCGAGCCGAGCGTGACGCCGCTCTCGCATCGGCCCGGACGCTGCTGGATCAGCGCATCGAGGATGCCCGGATGATCGCTCGCCTAGAGACACAGCTCGAGGCGGCCCGGGAGAGATCAGCGCATTGCGAGCTGGCGACGGCGAAGGCTGAGACCCGCGCAGCCGAAGCAGAGGAACAGCGCCGCGCGCTGTCCGAGCAGCTGCTGTTCTCGCACATGCGCAGCCGAAAGATGTACGCCGTGATCAGCAAGCTGGATCCGGTCGAGGCGGCCAACGTCGTCAAGGACGTCATGGACTCCAACGTGGAGGACGTGTCGCAGTCGATCAAGGCGCAGGACGCAATCAAGGGAGCAGCCTCGCCATGAGCGACTACACGCCGCAATTCCTGACGTACTTCGAGCGCCTGATCGGGCACGAGGGCAACTTCACGAACGACAGGCGAGATCCGGGGAATTGGACCGGCGGGCGCGTGGGCGTGGGCCGGTTGCTCGGGACGAAGTTCGGCATCGCCGCGAACACGTATCCGTTCCTGGACATCGAGCACCTCGAGCTGGAGGACGCCAAGGAGATCTACTGGACGGACTGGTGGCTGAAGATCGGCGCGGAGCTGCTGCCGGCCGCGGTCTCCTACCAGATGTGGCAGTTCGCCGTGAACGCCGGCATGGACACCGCCAAGAAGGCGCTGCAGTACGCAGTCGGAGTCGCCCAGGACGGCAAGGTCGGCCCGATCACGCTCGGCGCCGTGGCTCGCACGGAGCTGAACGACACCCTGCTGCGGTTCAACGCCTTCGTGCTGGATCACTACACGAGCCTGAGCACCTGGCCAACCTTCGGCCGGGGCTGGGCCCGCCGGGTGGCGCAGAACCTGCGGTACGCCGCCGTCGACAACTAGCCATGGAGCACAAGGTCTGCTGCCGATGCGGCCAAGTCGGCCACGACAGCAACGGCTGTACCAACGAAGCCTGGAGACGGGCGAGCGAGAAGGGAGAACGAGATGCTGGTAGCCAACTGGAAAGAGGTGCTGCAGCGCAGCCTAGTGGTGTGGGTGTCGGTACTGACGGCGCTGCTGCCGGAGGTGCCGGATCTGGTGCTGAAGTGGCTGGCGTCGGATCAGTCGGCGCAGATCCTGACGCCTGAACAGAAGAACTACATCCGCGCGGGGATCCTGCTGTTCGTGGTGCCCTTCCTGCGCATCTGGCGCCAGCAGTCCATTGCCACGGCAACCGAGAAGAAGCTCGAGGAAGAGCGCCTTGCGCGCTTGGCCTTCGAGAAGGAAGCCACCAGCACCGGCCCACCGATCAGCGAATCGGAAGCCAAAGCCATCAGACGCGACGCCGCAGAAGCTGTGAAGGGTTGACCCCATGGCCGAAGACTTCACCCTGCGCCTGCGGCGATTCAAGCCGACGGACCGCCGAATGGGGCGTCACGTTGGGCAGGACTCCCGCTCGCGCCGCTTCCCCTTCCGCGCCTCGGACCCGGCCACGCTGCAGTCCATCCGCCACCACGTGAACATCCCGATCCTCGACCAACTGGACGAGGGCAGCTGCACGGGACATGGGAGCTTTGCGGCGGTGTGCTCTGACCCGTTCTGGCACGACACGAAGAAGGTGCTGGCCCGAGCCGATGACGCGCACGAGGCGCACCTCTACGCCCGCGGGATCTACTCGGACGCCACGAAGATCGACCCGTGGCTTGGCGAGTTCGAGCCGGACGACACCGGCAGCGACGGCCTGAGCGTTGCCAAGGTGCTCAAGGCGCGCGGGCTGATCTCCGGCTTTCAGCATGCCTTCTCGCTGGAGGCGGCTCTCACCGCGCTGGCCGAGCGCCCCGTGATCGTGGGCACCACCTGGACCTCCTCCATGTTCGACCCCGATGCCGAGGGGCGTGTGGCGATCGGCGGCACCCCGGTGGGTGGTCACGAGTACTGCCTCGACGAACTGGATGTAGAGCGCCAGCGCGCCTGGATCCGTCAGTCATGGGGGCCGGGCTGGGGCATCGATGGGCGCGCGTGGCTTAGCTGGGAAGACCTCGGCAAGCTGCTGGCAGACCAGGGCGATTGCACGATCCTAGTCCCGAACGCGCTGCCGGCGCCCGAGCCGCAGCCGGTTCCACCTCCCGCGCCGATCGCCTCTCCCGAGGACGCGATCTACGCCACCGCAGTGACCCGGCACCTCAAGACCAAAGGCCTGGCGCGCTACTTCATCAACGCATC